GAACAGCGTCAACAGCTTGCATTAGAAGAACGTCTAGCTGCACAGGGACGCACAGGTCTACGTACAGCACAGTTTGGTGGTTCTCCTGAGCAGTTTGCTTTAGCACAAGCACAGGAAGAAGCTAAAGCTAGAGCATCTCTAGGTGCACTAGGACAAGCACAAGCAGAGCAGCTACAACAAGCAGGACTTGCTGAAAGTTTATTTGGTCTTGGTGGTAGAGCAGCAGCATTACCTCAAGGACTACAAGCAGGACAGTTAGGCAACATTCAGGCTGCTATGGGATTACAATATATGCCTGAGCAACAGTTGTTAGGTACACTTACTCCTGCCCTTAGTATTGCTGATCTAGCTCGCACAGGACAGCAGTTAGGTGCTAAGACTATGTCAGCAGCAGGCATTAGTGGACTAGAGGACATCCTACAAGCAGAGACTGTACGTAGTCAGAACCTACGTGATTTGTACTCTACTCTCTTGGGCGCTCAAGCTAACCAACAAGCAGCACAAACAGCAGCAGCAGGTCAGCAAGCTACAAACACTGGTTTGTTTAGTAGTATAGGTAACATTGGCAGCGCCATTGTTGACTTGTTTACATAAGGAATACACATGGGACTTTTAGATAGAATAGGCGCATTTGAGCGTTACAAAGTATCACCTACTCAAGGTACTTCAGGGCTGATGACAGGCGCTGGTAGACCTATGAGTCCCTTTGCACAGCAAGCTGCTAGAAACATTGGTGGTTTGCTTGGGCAAGACATGCGGACTCCTGAAGAAAAGATATTGGCTGCTACATCAGGCATAGATAGAACCACTGCTGCTGGTCAACTAGAAGCTATTGAAGCTAGGCTCCGGTTTGAGACAGATCCAGACAAAAGGAATACACTAGGGCAGCAAGCAGTACAGTTACGTAGACAGATGGCTAGTGATGCTAGGACAGTAAAACTAGAAGCAGAGAAAACTCAAGGCAAAGCTAATCTAGTTACTGCTCTTACTGATGCAGGTGCTACAGATGTAGCTACTTTAGTTGAAAACGGAGCATACACACCGGCTGTAGGATCACAACATTTAAGTATGCTTAAAAGAGCTGAGAAACTAGATGGTACAAACTTAGATCAACAACGAGAGTTAGTCAGACTTGCTGGGTACGAAGACAACGAAGTCTTTTCTAACTTCATGACAGGAAAAGATACTAAACCTTTAAGTGCGGCTGGTCTTACTCTCTTGCTAAATCAAGCAAAAGTAGATAGCACAAAGCAAGACACTCTAAAAACTCTTGGTGAAATGAAACAAACACCAAAAGTACAGGCTGTTACAGAGATGGTAGAAGCTGGTTTCTTAACTGGAGGTCAGATAGGCCCAGCACTTATGTCAGGAGACACTGTTAAGAACATAACGTCTCAGCAATTTAGAGATAGGAATGGCAACATTGTAGGCACTGCGTTTGTTAATGGCGAGCCACACAGTATTAGCTACAGCACAGGAGAGTTTCTTCCTGTTACAGCAGAAAATCCTGTGACACCTATAGGCGACGGAAAAGCAAAAACAATATCGTCTGCTGCTAGAAGATCGTTTGAAAACGTAGTAGATGAAAGCAATAACTTTATTGACGCTGACCAAGAAGAAAAATATCTTAAACTAGATCCTCAAAGTAAAGTTAACTTTAATACATCAGTAGTTGAACTGGCTGAGAGAAGGGCGAAAAGCAATGACACTACCGTTGAAGCAGAAATGTTAGGCGCTTTTAATGATCTTATGAATTCTGATGAGTTTATATTTGACGCTCCTTACTTGGGTTCAAATACGTCTACTTTTAAGGTTCCTGATCTTAGTAAGTTTGTAACTACCAGTGCTGCTCCTGCTTCTTCAGCACCTGCTGCACAAGACACTAGCACTAATAAAAAAGTAGACTTTGGAGGCTAGATGGCTGCTCAGCTTTTAGATATAACTCTGCCTAATGGAGTAGAGTTAATTAATGTACCTGAAGGAACTTCTGATGTTGAGATCATGGAGTTTGCTATCAAAGGTGGGCATGCTACTGTCCAAGACTTTGGCTATGACCCTACAGCATCTGATGATTTCCCTGTATACACACCTAACGATGAAGAGTTCTTCGTGGGTGACATGCTTAAACTTCAACAAGAAAGAGAACAACAGGTACAGCAAGAGCAACTAGAGGCGCAGCGTGAGATTCTTAAGGAAACTGTAGAAGAACCTACGTTTATGGAGGAAGCTACTTTAGCTTTTGACCAAGGCAGTAGCTTGATGGAGGACTTTAACACAGTCCTTACCGCTGCATTCCCACAGTCTACAGTAGCAATTAGCTTTGAAGAAGGTAGCCTACTGCCTACTTTACAGATGGGGCTGGGTGATGAGTTTCAAAGTCTTAGTTATGATGAAAGACTACAACGCCTTAGCGAGAACAAGGCAGCTAATGTAGCAGCAGAACATGCTGACACTTTAACCAAGCAAGAAATCTGGGGCAGAAGCACTGGTGCTAATGTTGCTGGAACATTGACCAAAGGACTTTTAGATCCTAGTGTTCTGTTGCCTGTAGGTCAAAGCACCAAAGCTATGCTGGCTATTGGCGGAGGCGTAGGTCTTGCTTCAGGACTTGCTTCACAGGCTGCTCAGAATGAGTTTGATGCAGCTAATTTGGTTGCTTATACTGCGCTAGGCGCTACGTTACCTGTGGCTGTTACAAGAGCAGGGCAGGTACTTAAAGAAGCTCCTTCTGCTATAGCAACCAGTAAAGAAAAACTACAGAACGTAGGACGATCTATCGTCAACATAGCAGATAGACGTACTCCGGGTCAGAAGTCTGCTGATGCAGCTAACAACACATTGACTGCTATGGAAGAAGAAGCAGCTAGGCTAGTGACTAAAGGAATACCAGAGGATAAGGTGCTTCCTCTAGTACAAGCTAATCTTGGATATGACACTGTTAAAGTCACTAAGACTTTAGCTGACGCTGATAGACCTTTTGTAGTACCTACTAAAGAAGAAGCATTTGAGATTGTAAGGCAGATTGAGAATCCTCTGTACGCTAAGTCTTTACTGGCTAAAAAATTAGATCCGCTGCTAGCTCCAATATCTTCTAGGATAGGTAAGCTCAGTAAACCTTTAATGGTTTCTCTTAGAGAAGTAGACCGTAAGACACTACAGCGCATTGGTGACACAAGCAGAGAGTTCCAAGATTTCTTTAACGTAGGTATGAAAAAAGTTAAAGAAGGTAATCCTAACTGGGCTAGTCTTGAGAATGCTTTAATGAACAACAACTTTGCTAGGGCAGAGAAGATTGCTACTGAGCACTTCCCTGAAGTAGTTGAGACTTTACCTAAGATACGTTCAACTCTGGACAACTTGTTTACAGAGTTAGAGGAAGCAGGGATAGACGTTAAGTATCTTGATGACTTCTTCCCACGGTCTGTAAAAGATCGTGAAGGATTAATGATGGCTATAGGAGCAAAGACCAAGAGCTATATCAGTCAAGCCTTAGAAGCTGAAAGAGTAAGGTTAGCAAAACTAAAAAGTAAAGATGACTATGAGCTTACTACTACACAGAAAGATGACATCATAAACAAAGTCCTTATGGGTTACAGGCCGACACCTAAAGGACTGAAACGTTTAACTAGCTCACGTAAGATCCCATACCTAGAAGAGAACTTGCAAAGGTTCTATCACTCTGCTCCTGAGTCCTTGCAGATGTATGTTAACAAGTCTATACGTGAGATTGAGAAGCGTAGGTTCTTTGGTAAAAACGGCATGAAGAGAGAAGGTAGTGAAGACTTAGACTATCGTAACTCTGCTGGATCACTGATACGTGAGCTAACGGAAGACCTGCCACAGAAGCAAATGGATGAGCTTACAGACCTTATTAACGCTAGGTTTGAAGGTGAAGACCTAAAGATGAACGAAGCATTAGCATGGGGCAGAGATCTGCAATACATGTCTTTGCTTGGTCAGCTAGACTCCGCTGCTGTGCAGTTAGGAGACTTAGGAAGCGCAGCATACTTTAATGGACTAAAGAATACTTTTGCTGCATTGCTAGGAAAAAACAAACTGACTGCTGAAGAGTTAGGCATTATTGATAATGTAGCCGCTGAGATGAATAACAGCGGAGGACTTAGCGGGGTGCTGGACAAAGCACTTGGACTGTCAGGTTTTAAGGCTATAGATAGGTTAGGTAAGAACACACTGATTAACTCTTCCTTAATTAAATACAGAAAGATGGCAGCTACTCCAGAAGGAAGGCGTAAACTTGAGGAGCAGTGGGGTGATGTGTTTGGTGGTGATATAAGCAGGCTTACACAAGAGTTACAAAGCGGTAAGATAACAGACAAAGTTAAGACTTTAGTTTGGAATGATTTAACAGATGTTCAACCTGTTACTTTAACAGAGATGCCTGAAGCATACTTAAATAATCCTAATGGACGTATCTTCTATAGCTTAAAAACATACATGATTAAGCAATTAGACTTAATTAGAAATAGAAGTCTAGCTAAAATGAAGTCTAAGGATAACAAGACTAGACTTGAAGGATTAACAGATCTTGCTAGGTATGCAGGTATTGTGGGTGGAGGTAACGCATCAGTAGCCACAGTAAGAGATTACTACTTAACTGGTGGAGATGAAAGGTCATTAAACTACTCCGATAAGTTTATTGAAACCTTGATGGCTACTGTGTTCTTAAATAAATACAATGTGGATAAGTATTTAAGTGAAGGTAAGATAGGAGATATGGTAGTCTCTAGCTTAACTCCTCCTTTCATAGGCACTGCACAAAGCACGTTGATAGGAGCAGGAGAGGCTGTTTCTACATTATGGTCTGGGGACGCTGACATAGATGACATCAACAAGGCTTTGAAGAATGTACCTGTAGTGGGTAAGCTATACTACACATTCCTTGGCGGAGGTATGGAAAAAGCACAGGAGCGTATGGACAGAGAAGACGCTAAGAACAAAGTACTTACTGGACTTTAAGAAAAGGGGGCATTGCGCCCCCAAGTCTTCTTAAGCTACATTAGAAAACTTAACCTTCCCTACATCACCCCTAAGTCCAGCCTTCATGTAGGTAGTTGCACGACCTTCAAAGAAGTTCTGATGCTCTACACCCAGTACATCATCAAGCCAGTTTAGTGGGTTGTCCTTCACCTCGTAGTTAGGTTTCAAGCCTAGCTGTAGTAGCCTACGGTCAGCAATGTACCTGATGTACTGCTGCATCTCCTGCTTAGTCAAGCCCGGAATGTCACCCTGCTCAAACACCAAGTCCAAGAACCTATCCTCTAGGTCAACCATCTCACGACATGCCTGATAGATCTCAGCCTTGAAGTCATCAGTCCACAGGTCAATGTTCTCCTGCATAAACTCCCTGAATAGCTTTGTCATTGCCTCTACGTGCATGGATTCATCACGTATACTGTACGTAATGATCTGCCCCATGCCCTTCATCTTACCAAACCTTGGAAAGTTTAACAGGATGATGAAGCTAGAGAACAACTGTAACCCTTCAGTAAAGCCTGAGTAGATAGCCAGTGCCTTAGCAATGGACTTCTTGTCGCCCTTAGTGACCTTCACAGCGTTGATGTACTCATGCTTGTCAGCCATAGCCTCGTACTCTGAGAACGCCTTATACTCCACCTCCGGCATCCCTACGGTGTCCAATAGCAGGCTGTAGGCATGTTGGTGTATGGACTCCATGTTAGCAAAGCTAGACATCATCATACGTGCTTCAGGTTTCTTGAAGATACGCATGTAACGGTCTACGTACCCAGCACCTACGTCTACATCAGACTGTGTAAACAGACGGAAGATCTGTGTTAACAGGTTCTTCTCTTCATCAGTCATTGTCTGCCAGTCTTTGACATCATTGTGCAGAGGCACATCCTCTGGGAACCAGTGCATCTGATTCTGTTGTGAGTAGTAGTCAAACATCCAAGGATGGTCAAACGGTTTGTAGTAATCTCTAGTATCTAATAAGCTCATACCCATTCATCTCCTTTGCGGTCAAATCCTGCTTCATAAAAAAACTCATCTGAGGCTCTTTTTTTCCCTTGCTCTTTAGTAAAAGTTTCATAAGTAAAGAAAGGAAAACTAAAAGGAACAACATAAATATCTAGTCTGTAACCTATAGATATTTTTAAGAACTGCTCATGCCACCTTAGTGGTATTGTTACTGTTTCAAAACCATAGCCCATAGCTTCTTCTTCAATAGCTTTATTCCAGTTTATTTTTATAGGCCATAAAAGACTTGAATATAAATGATAGCTAATATCAGGTAGTCTCAAGCTGCATCTCCTTCTTTGATAAAGACACCATGAGTATTCATGTGTCCCTTCCTGTCTTTAATATCATTATACGCTACCTTCAGGCATTCCTCAAGGGTAGTATCATTCATAATGGCTAGGTTGTTTAGTACCACCAAGCAGTCACCAATGTCATCAGTAACATCACGCTCCTTGGCTACGTTGTCCCCTAGCTCACCTACCTCTGACACAAGTTTAGCAAACTGTGCCAAAGGTGTACTGTTGTTGATTATACCCCGCTGCATAGACCATACGCTAATCAGGTGTATAAGTTCATCGCTCATTCTTTTTATTCTCCAAGTGTTCTTCAAGCAGCCTAGTCAAGCCTATGTCAAGAAGTAGCTGCACTGCTTTAGAGTCTAAGTCCAGTTCCATGTTAGCAGAACCATCCTCATTCTCTGTGACTTCCTTAACAACTATCTTAGGTAGATCATCAATCATCTATCTCATGCCCTGCTGTAATGACTGCATGTTTGAATACCTCCAGTAGGTAGATAGTCTCACGTAAGTCCATAGACGTTGTAGCCTTAGCTGTTAGCTGCTCCTCTGGAGTCCAGCCAATGACCAGTACATGCTCAAAGTCTCCCTTACAATCCTCCAGTACTTCATCAGCAGTAGCTTGTGTAGGCATGAGGTTAATTACGTTACTCATTAAAATGTGTCTCCAGTACAATCAGCTTGTCTTCTGCTTCAGCAATCTTAGCAACCAAGGTGTCCATAGTCTCAATCAAGTTACCATGCTCACCTACGCCCACAGGATTGTCTAGGTAGTTCTGCACCTCTGCCTTGTACACGTCTATCTCAGCGTTGTACAGGCGCTTCATGGCTTTAATCTTAGGATCTATCACTGTATCCATCCTCCAGTAATTCTTTATACTTGTTAAGGTACTCCTTGTAACTCAAGGGTGCCTCCTCTTGTTTAATCTTGTTGCTCATGTAGCTAGACCACATCTGCATACAGTAGTTACTAAACAACATGATCTTGTCATCCTGTTCCTTATAGTATACCAGATAGTCATGCCAATTGGTATACTTTTTTAGCTCAGGTATGTAAAACTTAGCTCTGTACGCTGGGTGGTCATCCTTCACAGCTTAGACACTCCCCATCCTCTAGGTTGATTCTAGGTATCTTGATGTTAACATTCTCTGTATTTCTAGCTGCTGTAGAGCGCAGGTAATACATAGATTTGAGTTTGTTAGCTCCTGTCCAATGTACACTGTTAACATACTCCAGATACTCA